TTAGCTACTGGATTAGATTCAGATACTGAACAACGTTTATCTTCTTCGTTGGGAGTTAATTTATCTGGAACTACGAATAATGAATTTTGGCAAGATTTTAAGATAAAACTTAAAGATCAAACTATGATTTTTGATTCAAAAATTCCTATGCAAGAATTACAAATACATGTTTTAAAGGCATCTAAATTTGTTGCTAATTCTCAAAAAGAATTAGAAGCAGGTAAATGGCCTCAAGCTAAATATGTAATTTATGATGAACAACAAGAAGTTGAAAAACAAGCTGCAGAAGTACAAGTTAAAGCAAAAGCTGTAGATATTTTTAATAATCTTTCTCCTGAAAAGAAGTTAGATATGTTAAAACTTTATGGTCAAGCTACAGAAAATGGTACTGAAGATTTTGTATATACAAAATTATATAATATTGTTGAAGAAAATCCTGCAGACTTTATCAAACAAGCAACAATGAAACCAGAAGAGATTAAGATAAAATCTTTAATGTTTGATTTAGAAAAAATCGGTATATTGAGACGTAAAGGTACTGCGTATCTTTATAATGATCAACAAGTCGGTTTTGATTATGAAGACACTGTAAAGTATTTACTTAATCCTGTTAATCAGGAATTGCTTATTAAACTTAAGGATTCTTTAGAAATGAGGGATCCTAATTATTCGACAAAAAAATTAGTAAAAGCTGTTGAAGAAGTTGTTGAAGAAAAAACTGAAACAGCTACTCCAAAGGCTAAAACTAAGTCGAAGAAAAAAAAGTAATTTAGATGACGATTGAGGAGATGCATTATGAATTTAAGTTGAAGCTTAATAAAATAGATTCCCAGGACTATAGTAATTTTTTAGTTCCTGAGATTGATTGGTATCTTAATGAAGCCCAAGAACTTTTTATTAAACAAAGATATGGTTCAAAATCAAATCCAAAACAAGAAGGATTCGAGGTTACACAAAAAAGGACTGATGATTTAAGGAATTTAGTTGTGAAGGATAGAATCCTTCCAGCTATTTCCTCGTCAGCTGATCCTGCAATGTTTGAAGTAAACTTGCCTAGTGATTATATGTTTTCTGTGCGTGTATATGCTAATGGCGCTAAAGAATCATGTGAGGGTAGGCTTAGTTGTATTCAAACACAACATGATGACTTAACTGATACATTAAAAAACCCATTTTATGCACCCTCTTTTGAGTGGAGGGAAGTGCCAATGGTATTCGGTACTTCGGGTAGCACAACATCAGATTTAGATAAATTATTTGTCTATTCAGATGGTAGTTTTGCAATAACCTCAATGGTAATGGATTATTTACGTCATCCTTTAAGGATTGCATTTCCTCTTGGTTTTGCTGCTGGTGAGTATATATTGCCTAATGGTGTAGTTATAAATACTAATCAGGATTGTGAGTTAGCTAGACATACCCATAGAGAAATTGTGGATATAGCTGTAAAGCTTGCATCTGGTGATATAGAACACCCTGCATTCCAACAAAAAATGATGAAAACAACAACAAGTGAATAATTAATTTTTAAAAATAACTTAAAATGGAAAAGAAAAATTTAACTGTTTTAGTTGCACCAACTGATACTGCAAGTACAGATAATACTGCTATTGGATCTGATACTGCTGGTATTGCATATATATATAGTGCTGAAGACAATACTTCTATTGATGATGGTTCTATCAATATCGCAGAATTAACTTCAGGATTTTATATTGCAGTACAAAATTCAGATGGTTCTTATACTAAAACTGATGTAATTATGCCTAATAACATCACTATGATGACTGAGGTAGACCCAGTAGATGCTGTTGGGCAAAGAACTACAATTGATGGAATTAGCAATATTGATTGTGAAACTGAATATTGTGTAAAAATAAAATATGACTCTCCTGAAATAGCTAAAAATTATGGATATCAAGCAATGGTAAAAACATATAGTTATGTAACTAGATGTTGTGGTACTGATTGTGGATGTCCTGATGGAGCTGCGTGGGATGTAGCAATGGGACTTGCTGAGCAAATTAATGCTGATGAAGGATCTTTAATGAATAATACTGATGCAAAAGCAACAACTATTAGAGCTGCTTTAGTAAGAAACAGTACTACTGTTCTAACTACAACTGATTATGATAATGATGAAAACTGGACTTTTACTAAAGGTTCTAATATCATTACTTGTGCGACTGATATTGATTATAATGGTGGTACAGATGTTGCTGTTGGTGACTTTATTGGTGTAATTGATACTGGTGCTGCTGGTACAATTGCTGCTGGTAATGCTACTTACTTTAGAGTAGAGGCTGCTGATGCTAGTGCTTTAACTATTACTTTAGACCGTCCTTGGCACTTACCTACAGTAACTTTTTCTGGTGACGGACAAGATGTACAAGTATTACCTAAAGCAACTGGAGAAGCTTATGCTGATTCTACTTGGTCTTTAGTAATTGACTTTGCTGATGCTAACGATGATTCTGGTATTGTTAATAATTCAGGAGCTGGAAGTACTATGTGGACTCGTCCTTATGTTGTACAAGCTGATGTTGGTTTAGAGTGTGGTTTAAATTGTAACGCAACTGTTACAGCTACTACAGATGCAGTACAACCAATGGGTCATGGTTATAGTATTATCAATAAAGAGATAAAAGCGAATAAAGGTGTAAATATGAAAAAATTTGGTCCTTATGCAGGAACAGATATTTATAACCGTCCAGTAAGTGGCGAAGATTATTTTGCGACTACTACTGAAGAATATGTTCAATTTATTATTGATTGGATGGATACATCTCCAAGCGCTTCAACTGATTCTTGGATGCCTCGTCCTAAGAGAGCAATTATTGCTATTCCTGATGGAGGATCAAATGCAGAAGCTGAATGGACTGCATTATTCCAAGCATTACAAGATAATTTCGGAGCACCGTTTAGACAAGTTCAAGCTTAATAATAACTATTTAGATTGAATTACAGATTTTGGGAGGACTTAGTTCCTCCCATCTTCTGATTTTTATTAAAATAATAAAATAAATAATATGGCAGATGGATTTGTAAGAAGAGATAGGATGCAACCTAGTACTATAAATAGGGGGCCTAATAAAGAAGTTAACCCTTCGTCTAGGTTTACTAGGTATAATCCTACTCCTATTATAGCGACTAGTGTAAATAATACAACTAGGATTACTGCTACTCCTGGAACATACCAACATCCTTCTAAACCTGGTAGTACTAGACCTACCACCAGTCATAGTAATTTAGGCCCACAAGGTCCTCAAACTTTGAATTGTGACATAACAGGTGTAGTAGGTTGTGGGCCTCCTGCTTTTGCAACAATAGATTGGGGGATTAATCTTCTTAATGTAGAAACTAATTTAAATGGTGGCGGTTGGACAGCATTAGGATGTGGTGTAACAGCACCACAAACAATTACTGGTGTAGCTAATGGTGATAATATTCAAGTTAGAGGTATATGTAATGTAGATATTAATGTAGATACTACAACAACTTGTGGTGGTTATAATATAAGCCCTCTTACAAATATATATGTATTCTATGATGTAACATCTATGTCATTTAATACTGCAAAAGAAGCAAGAGATGCTATTGAAGATTGGGCGGCTACTACAATTACAGCTTATTCTGGTAATGTATATCATATACCTGTTTTACATGAAAGATATATTTTATGGCCTCAATATCCTTTAACAGGAACTTTACCTCCATATTATCAAGTAAATTATTTAAATCCACCAGATGTTACATGTCCCGATTTAGACGGTGATGGAATACCAGATTGCGGTAAAACTGGATGGGATCCTGTACCTGGAAATGATACAACAACAAAATATGTATGGCAAGGGCCTCTTGTTACTGGAGGAGTAGATGAAATGAATGCTTATAATAGACCAGCATGGGATTTAGCAAGTGATGGCGTTACGCCTTTTTACCGTCTTCCGCAAAATGGGGATTTAATTCCAAATTGGAATGGAACAGGACCTGCTACAATTAATAGTTCAGATTCTACTGCACCTCAACCAGCAAATTTAGGTGATATACCAACTAATGGGTCGGGGCATTTAGATTGTGGAGGTTCGAGAGCAACATGGTCTGGGGGAGATGTAGATGCATTAGTTGTTTGTTTATCTGATGAAGCAGGTGCCACTGATGGCGCAGGAGCTACAGTTTCTCAATGGTATATTAATATGCATTTAAATGCAAATGATGGGCATGAAAATGGATATCATGGTAATATTAATGACGGTCAAAATGGTACTCCTGATTGTAGTTTATTTAATCTTCTTCCAAAAAATGTTGCAGAAGCAAAATCTCATTATTATATATGGGGTAAAGATAGATGTAGAAGGTATCCTACTGATTCTGATCCATTAGTCTCAACACAAATACGTTGTGATTATAGTACAAATCCTAGTACTCTACTTAATAATAATGGATGTAAATCAGGTTTTCGTTATAATCTAAATGCATATGACTGGAATAAAGGTATTGCAGGGTCATTTTATAGATATCCTAGTAAAGAAATAACTCCTTCATATACTTGTTCTACTTGTGAATGTTTAGGTAGACTTAATTCAGTATCACAATGGTTTCCGCATTATGGAGATGTTCATAGAATAGGTTCAGGTGGCGCAGTTTATCAAAATTCAGGTTGGGATAAAGAATTATATTATGTTGAAACTAGATGCGGACAATATAAATGTGGTAACGCATCTGACTATAGAGATGGGTATTGTAGTGGATGTGGTAGTATGATGTGGGATGGTGTTACAAGTGCAAGTGCTATTAATGCTATAAATGCAGGTGGATCAGGAACTTGGGTGTATAATTGTGATTTTGAAATACTAAGTGCGCCTACTCCAGGATGGATAGCAGATTATAAATTCCATATGGAAAGTGTATATGGGCCTCATATTTCTACTTATCCTGCTTCTCAATTTAGTACATTCTTTTATGCAGTAAGTAGAGGACCACAAGCTGGAATACAACAAGCTGCTTTAATAATGTCTGCTGGTTTAGAAGGGGTTGTTATGGCTCCATATCTAGTAGATACTATGCCGTCTACAAGTTCAAATAATACAGCAATGCCTGAATTTGGTATGACGACTTATGGTAATTTTGCGCCTTTAATGACGGGTGCATCATTTAATCCAAATGCTCCTGATTATCATGGATGTTTAGCCTGTAATGGAAATGGGTCTACTTCAGGTTTACCTACAGTACCTACAGTTCTAAATGGTATAGTTGATGCATTAGCATATTATAATCCATATGCTGATCCTAAAATGTGGCATCCAAATGATTCAATGGGATGGGATCCTTGGAACTCTGCTTACTATAAAACAAGTCTTGGTGGAGAAGGATTAGGGCTTAAACATTATATGCATGGAGATAATGGTAAATGTGGTTATAATATATCAAGAGAAGAATTTACTACTGCAGATATAAATACAGACCTTACTTCATTTATATCAACAACTACACAGACAGGTTGTCAAGGAAATCAAGATTGTATTACTATTCAGGTTATTGATCAAGCTGGATCAGTAGTTCCTAATTATACTTTTGATTTTAATGGTAGTAATGTAACAACTGATGCAGCAGGCCAATATATTACAGCAGTAAATCCAGGTAATTATAACTTCTTATGTAATAATTTTACTATTAATACCTCTCCTATACCTGCAGGTGATCATACTTCAACAGTTAGCGCAGCACCAGGTAGCGCAGAATATGGTTGTAATGCGTGGGAAATTGTTATGACATTAGAAGAAAAAAATATTCCAGTTACATTACAATGTGGTTCAGGATGTACCGATGGTACTGGGGCATATAATCCTAGTGGAACTAGTGCTGCTTGTAATTATGATCCTACGGTAACTATTGATGATGGATCATGTATTTATGCAGATTGTATGGATATGTGCCCAGATCCTGTAGTACATTCATATACAGCATATAGTCATGTATCTGCTAACGTATATCCTAATTCTAAAACATATCC